TATTTTAACAAAGTTTTTATAGACCATGTTTATGATAGAGAACTTTTCGGGCCTTTCGGAACTGCGAGAGCTGAAGGAAATTCAAACACAGAGGCAGATCAAGTAAATGCTCCCCAAAGGATTCTTACTAATGTCACGATGTTACGCAGAGAAAAAGTTTTAGGCGAAACCGCGACTAATTATAATACAGATTTAGTAGATGGTTTACCTTTAAACGAGGGTAGTGATGACGAAAGAAGAGACGCTAGAGACATACAAAGGAATTATTCAAATTGGGGAGAGAATTCATTCGCAAATTTTGATGAAAGAGAAATACCTGTTATCCACACAGTATACAATCCTAATGTAGAAGAAGCATTTGTCACTTTAAATATATCATCTTTAAAAGATACTTTAATCAAAGATGTAAATAATGTTAGGGCGGGAAGAGGAAATTCAGATAATAAAGATTTATCTATAGGGAGTTCATTCCCTTCAGTTTTAAACATAAAAGTAGAAACAGGGACAATACGCGAAAGTGGAGGTCTTAAAAAACACAAAGAATACATATATCGTATAGTAGCTCTTATCGAAGGAAACACCTTAATTGATATAGGAAATCCTGATTATAAAGCTGCGACTGGTAGAGAATTTGTGGTTCAACTTAATGGCGCAGATGATAAATTGAATTATTTGTCTAGACCTTTCGAATTACCTGAATCTAAAAGTAAAAATAAAGAAGTTTTAAGCGCTGATGGTGAAGTGGGTATAGAAGCTGGCACTTTAGAAGAAGATGGCAATGAAAAAAGATATATAAAAGTTAGTAAACTTTCCTATGAAACAAACTCCGCTTTGTTATCCAAAGTTATTAATATAAATAAGGTCACAGAAATAATTAAGGTCGATCTTCCTTACCCTTATTCTGCTATAGTAGGGACAAAATTAGATTCAAGAGCATTTGGTAGTATACCGAGAAGGAGTTTCGACTGTAAATTAAAAAAAGTAAAAGTCCCGAGTAATTACTTCCCCACTGAAAGAGGCAAAGATAAAAGATATTATAATAATCAAGAACTTTTCGATAATACAAACAGAAGAAATAAATTAGTTTACAAGGGAGATTGGGATGGATCTTTTAGAGATGAATTAATATGGACAGATAACCCAGCTTGGATCTTATATGATTTACTCACAAGCTCTAGGTATGGCATGGGTACTCATATAGATAGTGACACTATTAATAAGTGGCAACTATATAAAATAGGAAGATTTTGTGATGCTGTAGACGAGGATGGATATTTTGAGGGAGTAACTGATGGAAGAGGAGGTAAGGAGCCTAGATATTCTTGCAATATTGTATTCGATAAAGGGCAAAAGATTTTTGACGCAATAAACACCATCGCATCTTTATTCAGAGGTAGAACATTCTTTAGTAATTCAGAAATTAATTTTGTAGACGATAGACCAAGAGGAGCGGTCAACTTATTCACAAACGAAAGTGTCAAAGACGGCCTTTTCTTTTACTCCAACAACAGAAGAGACGAGCAGTTCAACTGTATAGAAGTAGGATATAGAGATCGATTCGATAATTTTTCACCTAAGATAGAGGTGGTAGAAGACGAAGAAGATATTAGAGAGCGTGGTATTTTTAAGAAAAAAATAGAAGGTATTGGTATCACATCTAGAGCAATGGCTCGTAGAACTGCACAACACCAAATATTCTCCAAGATAAAAGAGAATCAACAAGTTGCCTTTACCGCAGGATTAGAAAGTCTATTATGTAAACCTGGAGATCTCGTAATAATTGAAGATGAACTAAAAACTAATATAGCAAATTTCGGAAAGGTTTTAGCTGTAGATTTAGAGGCAGAAACTATTAGATTAACAAACCAATTTAACTCTTCATCAATGAATGGGGTCTTGAGTGTTTACAACCCTACAGGTTCTGATTCTTACGAGGAATTAAATTTAATAGCTAATTCAAGGAGACAGAGATACGACAGTTTTACAGTAACAGGTTTAGTTGGTAATAGCTGGTCAAAATACACAGGAGAATATTCTTTTTCTGGTTACACTCAAGGATATTCTGAAGCGACTGGAAATAATAGTGTGAAATTCCAAGAATATGCAGCTTACACAGGTCTACCCGAAAGTGGCACAATGGTTTACTTTGACACGGGTGTCACTGGTTGGATTTTTGCCTCTGGAACAGGAGAAGGTAATGCAAGCGCTATTGATTTAAGATCTGGTGATTTAATATCTGAATGGACTGGTGCTCAAACATTATCTGATTTTAATACTGGTAAATTAGCTGTATATAATATGCCAGCTAGGACAAGAGGGGCATCTACCGTTTTTAGCGGTATAACTGATTTTGAAGTCTCGACAAGAGGTATAACTGAATCTGAACTTTCTGTAGCAACTCCAGATCAAATATCTATTTTAAGTGTTACAGGGTCTGTTATAGATCAAGATTATGGATCGATAGTTTCTGGCTTCAGTGACCCAAGCATATTACCTTTTGTTAAATTAGGTAGTCCCGCGAAATTTGAAATAAAACAAGCCAGCCCATTTTTCTATAAAGTCATTTCTATGCAGGAGGAAGCCACTAATGAATACTTGGTTACTGCTACGAAATACGATACAGGCAAGTTTAATTTAATTGATAAAAATATAAGTATAGAAAACGAAGTAAATACCTTTAGTTATCAAGTAGCTCAAACAATCAATGGAGTCACATATAAAACATTAGATGCTCCCACTCTTGACAATGTTACAACAGGAGTCCCTAACGCTTCAGATGGAACCTTCACTATCACAGGCATGTGGACTGGAATCACTCCAGCTAACACTGTCACAGGATATAATATGGTTTTAGGTTTACCTAATGGGCAATCTTTAAGTGAATTTATAACAACTACTGGAGGAGAATTTACAGGGCTTAATCAGGTAGGTGTATATAACTTTAAAGTGAATGCATTAGGAAATAGAGCTGGCAGTGCAGGTAATGCATATTTCGATTCCGACTACGCCTCATCAGGTATATTTGTCCTTTATGAAGAATCTCTGACCTTTTCTAAATCATTTTTAGATAGAATAACCATCCTATAATGAACCAAACAGGCTACGCAGTATTAAAAATACCCAAGAATGGAGCGGCTTTTGCATACGCAAAAGAAGCTAGAGAATACGCTACTGGAGCTACAGGTGCGGGGGGATATTTACATGCAACAGCAACCGCTGAACAATGGAGTGATGTTCGGTTTGTGAGTGCACTTGGATATCGAACGTTTTTACTGGAGTGGCTACTGTCATTGGTGGGACCACTCCTATTGGAGATTTAAGATCAGAGGATGGCCCTTATGTTGAGGTTGCCGTAGGAAGTAGTTCTGTTCACTATATTAAAAAAAACCAAGAATATGAAGCAGCTTTTTATGCTACATATATAGGAGGAACTAATTCATCACCAACAAAAATAGGAGTCGGAACGACCGCTGGTGATATCACTACATATGGATATTTTGAAGGATCTTTTACGACCAACGATATTCATGAATTTCAGACATCTTTTACTGCTGACTCCACAGATTTATCAAAAATTACAACTGGAAGTGGAGTTTACACTGAAGGGGCTGACATAACTTTACAGTTTAATATTTTAAACAGAAATGGAGAGCAGTTATCTTCAGCGGCACAAATAGCTGCTGACCCATTTGTAAGTGGGCAGAAAATAAGTATTTTAAATACAGATGGAACTGTAGCTTTTGCAGATTATAGAATTGGTGGAGACTCTACTTTTAGTTTTTCTAGTTCGCAAAACATAGATGTTTTCGGGACTTTCACTAGAAACTTTGGAATAAGAAATGAAGTAGTGAACCAAGACGGGGGTGTTCATACCAGTGAGTTTTACTTATATGCGAACACGGCTACTTTCGATAAAGTTTTTGTAAGCTCTTCAGGACAAACAGTTCTGAATGAGACTTACTCGAATCATAACCCTCCAAATACTGGGAGTATAACCTCTGCTGCTGATAGAGCTGATGCTATCAAGTATTTTAACAATCAACCCATAAATGATTCGGGTGTCACTGGGTTTATTGAGTTTGATTTAGGGTTTAATGAATCACCAAACTTCACAAGTTTAGGGGATCTTGTTGTATTTTATGGAACTAGCGGAGACTTTACGACAAATAGAAGTTCTCTAGCAGGAAACTTCCCTCTCAATTCTGTGCAAGAAGGGCAAAGAATTAGACTAACGGCCAATGATGGGATTCCAGAGGGAACAGGTCTATTTTTTAAATTAGCTGCGGATACTGAAGTAGGATTTAATGAAGAGTTATTTAATGTAGGACCATTTACTCTCGAACCAGAAGTAGAAGGGCCAGATTTAAATCTTTATAATCAAGGAGACCAATCATTAGTAGGAGACTTCACTATCGAAGGAGGCTTAGAAGGAGATGACGCTAACGGTGGTAATCTGAATGTTAGTGGAAATGCTTTAGGAACGGGAATTGGTGGGCGGTTAACAGGACCAGACAGTAAGATGTATCTCCTTTCAGGAGATGAAGCAGGTGGCGGTGGAACTGACACTTTACAGACTGTAACAGCTCGCGGAAACACTACTGTAGGTCTAGACGTAAATTTCCAAGATATTCTATATGTCGATCACACTAATACCAGAGTAGGAATAGGGACAATTAACCCACAAACGCCTTTACATGTTGAATCAGACTCCTTCTTTGATGGTAATGTAGGTATAGGGACAAGTAATCCAACACAAAAATTAGATGTAAATGGAATAATAACCAGTAAAGGGTTACAGACAAATACAACTAACACTAATTACAACCTAATCAGTAGAAACAGTGCAGGTAATTCACCGCTTTATGTTCAGTCTGCTAACTCAAATACTGATCAACCAATAGCCTTCTTTAGTTATGGTAGTGCTACAGCAAATGCGGGGACTAAAATATTAAAAGTAGGAAAAGATAAAAGTTATTTTGATAATACTAATGTTGGT